AACCTGAACGTAAAAAAGAAAATAAACAGAAAGAAATTATTCAAGAAAATAATGACATTAATGATAAACTAAATAAGAAAGCCAAAACTATGGTTACCGAGATCGGTAAATTATTGAAAAACGGTGAAACTATTAATACATCACAAAAAATTAATGAAACACAAGATGTTGAAATAGTGAATATTGAAGATTTAGAATTAGATTAATAGTTTAAGTATATTAGTAATAAAATTACATGAACTAAACATTTACAGTTAATTATAGTATTTATATTAAATTGATTTATATCATATGAAAAACGTCAACATAGGAATTGCTAATTTAATAATTTCTAACAAATTAAAAGAATCGTATTTCAACGATAACTTAATTAATGAATCAAAGAAAATTGCTTTTGATTTTCTTGATATTGTTAAGAATTCTCCCGTATTACAGTTGGAGTTCAAAGTATATAACGGTCTTGAAGGAAAACACATTCTTAATGAAATGTTGGCTGGAAAATATATTGACGAAGCGATTGACACATTCCAGATATTTACTGTTGAGGAAATCGAAGTCGAACGTGAAAAAATAAACACATTTCTTCTTGAACATGTTGTTCCGACAATTAATGAGGCAGATTACGATCTCAAAAAAATTGAATTATATAATGACATTGATTCACTAATCACTGAACACTTAAATGATGGAGTAGATGTTGATATAGATAACATCCATGAGTCATATGCACATATATTAAATCACATCAAAACACCTAGAAAAACACTAGTTGAGAATGTTGATGTTGAGTTGGTAAATGAGGATGTCGTTGAAATAGCTACTAAGAAATTCAATGAAAAGTATGATGGTCTTAATGAAGACGATAAAGATTTACTTAGAAAACTTATTAAAACCAGTACCAAAGAAAAACAAGAACTTCTTGAAAATCATAAAACCGATACCCTATCAATTTTAGAAGGTATTGATAGTAATGATAAAGTACTCAAGGCAATTCAGAAAATCAAAGAAATGGTTTACGATAAAAAAACTGTTGATGATAACATCATTAGTTTGCATGATTTAAAAAAAGAATTAATATAAAAAAGGGGTGATTTCACCCCTTTTTTATGCATCTAATATTTCGTTTTTCACAATATTAATATCAACATGACCATCAATACCTCTTACATTACCACCATTACTAAACTGCCAAGCAATCCAACCATCTTTCCATTCTTTTGGTACTGATGGCTCATGTGTTTCAACATTTCTTGAAATAGTTGGTATCATATGGAATGCCAACCATAGCGGATATTTATTGAAATTATTCAATTCCCATTTATTTAAAAGGTCTTCACGACAATAAATCATTGTATTATATCCAGCATCACTCATTGTTTCGATGAATTTCGCTACGAATTTATTAATGTTCGTATTTAAATCTCCATCCCATTTTACATTACTCGGATTTTTATCAGCACCGAAACATTTCTCTTCAATATCTAAAGCAATTGGGATTCTAGGTTTGTCATAATTTTTTAAATTTGTTATACAATTATTAGCGTCTTCAACGGCATCGGTTTCTGGATTTGTACCCCTATCGAATCTCGCTAAGTGATAAAACCCGACTTCAATATTTTTATCTATTGCACTACTTACACTACCAGCCATATCATATTCACTACCGTCATAGTAATCAGCACCTTCGGTAATTTTAAAGATTGCATATTTAACATTATCAGTAATGGCTTCTGCCCAATTAGGGAATCCGTTTGCTTTTGATACATCTACACCAAGTGAACTTTTTAGATTTTCCAATCTAATATCAGTTACTCCTTCTGAGCGTAACCCATAATTAATTAAATCTGTTATTAATTGTGGAGTAGACCCATCCAAATTAATTGATGGAAGTGGTGATAATACTCTTGGCACAGGATATTTCAATAATTTTGTACCAGAAAAACTTGTGGTCATTTTATTTGCTACTATATTGTGTTCAACGCTTAATATAATATATGCACCATTAAACATTGGAACATTATCTAATTGAAAATATTGTGTTGGTTGAATGGTTGCGTTACCTAGTCCAATAACTGTTGCTTTATATGACCTGTTTTCATATAGATTATATAGGTTTTGTCCTTTAGATACTTTAGCACTTGGGTTACCATCACTAACCAATCTTGATAGAATTTGAATACTTTCGTTGGTTTCTGGATATTCTTTGCTATCAATTTTAATATTACTAAACATTGATTGTGCTTGTTCTCCAAACCTAACAGTAAATGCTCTAACCTGTCGCCAAGGAAAATCTTCATTTAATATTTGTTTTTGGTTTTCAGTTAAAATATCTTCAGGAATTTCTCTTATATCTTTAATTTGTTTTTTTGTTGGGTGTTTTTCATCAAAACCTTTCACTTCTGGGTGAAGAATATTGGTAATGCCATCGTTTTCAAAACCATTACTATTAAGTGATGGATAACTTGATGATCCCCCGATATACATACACACAAAATAAGATGATGGTATATTATTAATAGTACCAGTATCTATTTTAAATGAGTTTTCCCAAGATGTTTTATTTTCAAATGACATGAAATTCTGTAAAGGAAAAAATTCAAAACCATTTAATGATAATAATTGTGATAATACCGAGAACAAACTAATATTTGGGTCTTCAAACATTTCAGTAAGGATTTCAATATTAATAATTGTTTCACCAATAGGATTCATTCCCCTATCAACAAATGCAAATGAATCAATTAAGGGTCTATTACCAAGCATAAATGGATAACTTTCTGACCCGTTTTCTGTTTCGGTTAGCCATTTATCATTTATGTTCTTAAATGAATAATAAAGTTGATTAATAATGTCTTCATCCCCTTTTGTTTTATTTAGTTCTTCTTCTTCTGCTTTATTTTTATCTATTTCAGTTTGTATTAACTTACTTAATTCATTAAATAGATTTGTGAAAAACTTGTTATTAATTACTTCACTTCTTGAGTCATTATTAATTGTTTTTAATGAAGTATACCCAAGATCATAGGTATCGGACATCTTAAACGTTAATTGACTAAAATTAATTATATTTTTTCTTTTTAAATGATTTTCAATTAATTCAGAATATGCTCCAACCTTTTCAGGATTATCATTTGGTTTTAATAATGGATTAAGATAATATTGGTAAAGTTCGGTCTTAGTCGACCTAGTTGTTATTCCATTAACCAACTCATATAAATTAATAATATTTGTTTTAGCTGTTTGATAGTTATTCCTATAATAAACATCATATTGTGCATTAAATTCTCGTTTTTCTTTTGCAGATAAATAATGTTCAACATCGTGTAAATCAGCTAAAACATGAAATCCACGACATCCAAGATTATATCCAGTACCAGTAGTAAAATAATCCACTATTTCGTCTACCCAATTATTTTCAATAGCATCTACCAATGCCCCAATATATGGCGCATAATATGTTGGAACTTCAATTGCTGCAGGTGTGTCAAACACTATTGAATTTAACGCATTTGGGTAAACATTAAATGGACTTGCAGTACAACCAAAATTCGAAAGAACTAATAATGAACCTAATCTAGTTGTTCCAGTAATTACATCTATAATTTCTGAATCATTTGTACCTAATTCTCTTGACCATATACTAATTAAATTCCCGCCCTTATTTAATAGATTACCTTCATTGGTATTATTTAAATAAGTAAAAGAAGCATTTCCTTCTGAATATGCTGTTTCTTGGTTACTAGGAAAATTAGGGTCTTCATAAGTGGTCTTAGTTGATACGCTGCCTGTCTGTTGATATGATGTTGTTTCGTATGTTATTTTTGAAACATATCTGGTATACATTGGAATTGTATTTATTTCATAATTCCCCACTATATTGTCATTTGTACTATCTCTAATATATAAAAGATTTTCATCAGTAAAGTCAAAATAGTGTTCTGCTGGATTGCTTTTAAATAACCAACCCTCGGCTTCAGCATCACTAGCAAAATTATCAACAGGGTTTGTTGAATTTTCTCGGATTTGTTGGGTACGGATATCAGCATTATATATATTCAAACCCAGAAAATCCGAATCCTTTTTATTAGTATATACTTTACCTCCAATAGTATTTGATGGTGTTATTGGAAATTCTTTGGGGTCGTTTGTTGGAAAACTATAGAGATTACCTGTTGTACCATCACCACCATCATCATATGTATCAATAAGACCAGAAATAGCAGCATAGAAATTATTAATATCATACCTAAATAAATTAGACATGGTTTGAATAGTCAATAAATTTTTTGGTGCTGTCAATGAAGACGCTAAGTTAATTGCTTCAGATTTTGAATAGAGATTAACATATGCACTGCTCTTAAGAATATTTTCTTTATCTTTTTTCTTATCAGTTAGTTCAGTATAAAAAGTGTCTGGTAATGTGCCTTGCGTTAATATATAAAAACGTTTAAGCAATATCTTAAGCACTTCATTTCGAATATTGTTATTCGTATTAATATATGGACTTTCTAGTGCCCCTCCACCTATTGTTGAATCAAATGGTGAAATTGGTATCCATTTATTTCTACCGTCATCACCTAGATTTCCCCTTGCGTTATCTGCTTTAATATCTCTAACTTGATCTGCGAATGTATTAATAAAATCTTTAACAAAATCAATTTCAGGAAATGGAATTGATTTTCTAAGTTCAATTGGAGCAACACGTTCTTCTCTATTACTTAAGTTTTTAATTATTAATGGAAATGGAAATATTTCAATATTATTTTTTTCCGCATAGGTATAATCATTGGCGATAATATTTTTATTTTTAGTTTCATTATGTGATTTACTTGCTTCAATCGATACTTTTCTTAATTCATGAAAAAAGGTATCGACATCTTTTAATATAACCTCAAAAACATTATAGATTGATGGTAACATTCCCAATCTATCAAAAACCATTGCATTAATTTTTGTTACTAATTTAATTGTAGCAGCTTTTTCTTTTTCATCTAATTTAATTTTTTTATTATAGAGCTTACGATAAAATCTACTAATATCTATTCCATAATATTCAGTGTTTGATGAATCACTTGATTTTATATTATATTTACTAACGAAACTACTTGGTTCACTAATGTCAGTTTGTTTTTCATAATCAATTGGCAATGAGTGGTTGGTTATTGATTCTGTGAAATTTAATAATGTCGTATCGAACCCCGAACTATTTTTTTCTTGGGTTGCAAAATAATTTGGTATAAGTGTAGGAGTAGGTAATGGTTCTGGAGACAATGGAATTGTTGATTGATAACCAGTACCAACTGAAACTTTATTACCTGTCGGGTATAGAATTAATAATTTATTATCATTAAATTTAGTTATATTACTTGATTTTTCACTTTTTATTACTTCATTATATTCCGATATATCGTCTATTATTGTCAAACTATCTGTGTCATATGCAGGTACTGGATATGATAATAATTCACCACTTACCGATGATTTCATTACCATATATGGTGTGCCAACAGAATTTAATGCGTCATTTTCTTTAAAATCATTTATTTGTGTTATGACAGTATCAATTGTTTTAATATTATTTGTTATTTCGTTAAGTTCGAGATTCTCGACATCAGTTTTTAACTTATTTGAAATATCAGAATAAAGACCCTGAAGTTTTTTTACTAATTGATATGTGTTCTCTGGTTTATTATTTGTTGTTGATGGTAATGAGTCATTATTAACCATTAAAGGCGTATTCACAATATATCTAAATAATATATCGGTTAGTGGTGCAAACGTTATTGTAACAAACTGAGCATCAACAATAAAATTACCGTTTTCAGAACTAAATTCTGAGGTATATTTTACCAGATGTAATTTATAGGTTATTGCTTTACCATAATATCCTTTCACAGTTAATGTGAATATTGGTGGTGGAAAATCAAATAGTATTCTATATGGAGAGTTTTCTTGATTAAAAAAAGCTAAACCTCTAACATCAACAAATTGTATATTAACTTGGGGTATAAAAGATGAATTTATTACTATTTTTATGTTATTAATACCAAATCCTTCATAATGTGTCTGGTTTCCAGTACTACTATCATAGTAGTTGGTTGTAAATTTTAAATTGTTTGGATTTTTTTTGTCATTTTGAATATTTCCGAGGAAATTTACATCATCAGATGTCTTGGTTTCAGCATTTCTATCAATAATTAATGTTCTTCCCTTACTTTTCGCAATTAATTCAACAAAAATATACATGTCTTGATATTGCGGAATACCGTTGGTTATATATCTGTTACTGTTAACCAAGTTAGGATTGATAAGTAGTACATTACCATGATCATTTACAATTTTCTCTAAAGCCATACTTTAAATATTTTATATAAATACCTCATATAAAAAAAAATAAATATAATGATACTATTCGAACTAACAATACTATTTATTACAAAAGAAAATAATGATACTCCAATTTACAGAAATTTTATACCCTATTTGGGAAAACGTTTTTTTTTATTTATTTATTATTGATGTGGTGGCTCTCATCGGGGTGATTATTTTCACAATGAAAATAATCAGAAAAAAAACTATTGAATATAAATTAACTCAAACACAACATGTTGCAAGAATTGATGCTATAAGAAAAGAACATTCTGAAACAATGGAAAAAATAAGAGTAGAGATGCTTAAACGTGAAGAAGAAAGAAGTCGTCAATGGATAGAAAGTGAAAAAGAGACACTACATGTACTTAATGGCGTTTCGACATTATTAGATTTAAGTGAAAAAATTGGTGGCGTTGAGTCTGAAAAAATATTAAAGTTACTTGGAAATGTTCACAATACCATTGAAAATTTTAAAACTGTTGAAATTTTAAAAACCCTTAATGAAATTCAAGAAAAAGTAGAAAAATTATCGAAACAATAAATCATGGCACTTATGTTAAATAAATTAGAAAAACTTAAAGAAGTTAATATAACGGTAAATCATTTAATAAGGGAATTAGAAACTCGTATTTTTATTAATGAAATTGAAAGTGGTAATAAAATTAATCTAATTGATAAATTATAGGAAATTAAAATAGTATTTAAAACTATTTATATAAAAGATATTACATATGAGCAAGATATTACAAGCAGGTGATATTGGTTTTGGAATACTAATCGAGCAAGATGCTGGGTTTATTAATTCTGAAATCAATAAAGATATTCTTAATGAGAATTTTGAACTGAAACCAAATGAACCTGTATTAGTTAATTGTATTTTACAAAAGTGGGGTGTGAAAAATAAAAATGGTCGTATCTATCCCAAAGACGTATTAGTACCACAAGTTGATTTATATCATGAATTAGTGGACTCTAATAGTGCTGTTTCAGAAGCCGATCATCCTGAATCATCAATCATTTCATTAAATAATATTTCACATATGATTACTAAAATGTGGTGGGGTAAGAATGAACAAGAAAATGTATTGTATGGTCAATTGAAACTCATTGTCAGCCCCGGTTATATTAAATTTGGTATTGTTTCGGTGATTGGCGATAAGATTGTTCTTTACTTACAAAATAAAATTAAGTTAGGAATTTCAAGTCGTGGTGTTGGAACACTTAAAGAAATTAATGGTGAAAATCTTGTACAAAATGATTTTGAATTAATCGGATTTGACTTGGTGGCTACTCCCAGTACTCCCGGGGCATTTTTGTTTCCAGATAAACAAAGTGATATTAGTTTTGGTGAGAACTATGTAAATAAAAATGGAATTCTCCTTAAAGAAGAGGAAGGTAAAATAATAACAGCATTAGATAAATTTTTATTATAAAAGTGGCATAAGATAATCATAAAAATTCAAATATGCAAGAATTTTAGGTTGTTTTTATTAAAAATTACACTTTTTCGTAATGAGAATGTATTTATATAAAAATTATAGTATTACATACGACAATTTAACAACATGAAAGACGATAATAAATCATCGATTATAAAAAAAGACAATAAGTCATCTATTATTAAAGAGGCTTTAATTGAGCATAATGAAATTATTGAAGCTGCGGATAACAATGCTAAGAAAAGGTTAGCAGAAGAATATCCCGATAAATTTACTAATCTAGTAAAAGAAGAATTAAATAAAACTAAAAGCAAAAAAGAGTCTTACAATAAATTAGACGAAGCTAAAGAATCTGAAAAAGACGATAAAAAATCAAACAAAGAATCTGTTATGAAAAAGCAAACTAAAGAGACCGAAAAGGTCGTAAAAGAAACCGCAGGTAAAGACGGTGTATTCACAGAAAAACCAAAAATGCCTGATATGTTAGAAGAAGAACGTGAAAAAGATTTTATGGGTGATGTTGAGAAAGACACTCCTAATATGCATACACCACTTCCTGAAGATGGTGATACTTTCACTGAAAAAATCACAACAAAAAAAGATACTCTTGCAAATAAAACAAATATTAAAGAAGAGTTTGACATAACGGAACTTGATATGAGTAGTGTTGGTACTGCTTTGGAAAATGCTGAAGAAAATGACGAAGTTATTACTATGGATGAAATCGAAAACGAAATTCAAGGTATGGACAATTTAGAAGAAGAAATCTCAGATATGGGTGGTTTACCTCGTCCAGAATTAGAGAAACGTGGTTCTGCTGAAAATCAAGAAGGTGATGCATTTACTAAATTGGTTAAAATGAGAGAACAACTTGATGAAATGATTGGTGGAATGGGTGAACAGAAAAATCATGGTGGACAGGGTGCTAACAAAATAAATGATGGCGGACCGACTACTGCGATGATTGATGAAGAAGAAATCACTGATGCAGACGTAGAGGCTGTTTTAGGTAGTGGTTCAGAAGAAGAAGTTGACGAAAATCTTGAACACACACAAACTCATCATAACGCAAGAAAAACTGGTTCTGAAAATAATGTAAATTATGGTAAGAAAAGTAGATTGCGTGATGCAATGAAGAATGAAGGTGAAAATAAAAAGATTGGTAGTTTAATTAATGAAAACAAGCAATTGACTAAGAAGTTAAACGAAACCAAAAAATATAAACAATCTGTGTCTACATTAGTAGAACAGTATAAATCTGCGCTTGAGAAATATCGCAACCAGTTAAAAGAGATGGCAACATTTAATACCAATTTGGCTCATGTTAATAACCTATTGGTAAACGAGGGTTTAGCGTTAACTCAGGAAGATAAAATTAAAATTATCAACGAATTCAAAAAAGTTGATACAATTGGTGAATCTCAGAAAATGTATAAAAATTTCTTATCAGAAATGAAAGGAAGTAAGAAAACATTATCTGAAAGCATGGAGACTAAAGTATCTGCTTCGATACAACCGTCTTCAAAGCAACTTGATGAAGCAAAAGAAGTAACTGCATATGTAAATAATCCCCATATCAATAAAATGAAAAGGTTGATTGAATATGCTGAGAAAAGTAGAAGCAAAAAAATAATTTAATAATAAAATAAAAAAACATATAATATGGGATTTTTAATGGAAAGTGCGGAAGTTGGAAACATTGGTTTAAAGCAACTCCGTGAACAAAGAGAAATAACTACAAACAGATGGGAAAAAATCGGTTTGTTAGAAGGATTAGAAGGGAATGTAAAAGAAAATTGTGCTCAATTATTTGAGAATCAACTTTCACATATGATTAATGAATCAAGTGATTCATCAAGCAGTGGTCAGTTTGAAACAGTTGCTTTTCCTGTAATCCGAAGAGTATTTGCTAAACTTTTAGCAAACGACATCGTGTCTGTACAGGCACTTAACCTACCTATTGGTAAGTTATATTACATCAACCCAAAAACAAGTGTAAGAGTAGAAAGTGCTAGTGCTACAACAACTGCTGGTGTATTACACACATCACCTGATGGTGCTTATGGAAATGCTGCTGATAAAGTTGCTGCTTCAAGAACACAGTTCGAAACTCGTTCATTATATGATGCATTCTATGCAACCGAGTATGATGAAGAAGGAACATCATTGTTTGATCGTTCAAAAGGTGATATCACAACTAATACTGGTTCAACAACTGCTTCAACATGGGTTGCTGGAACTGACAAATTTGTACAACTTAATATTAGTGGTATTTATAGTGATTCTCAAGGTAAATTGGTAGGACCGACTGGTGTTCCACAGGACACTGAATCATTCCTTTCAGGTTTAAAGGTTGTATCTGACGTTGATTTAAATGCTCCATCACCTTATACTTCTGAAAGTATTACTGCTGGTGACAGCATTCCTTTCAACGTAAAGGTTCAGAAATACGGACAAGCAATTGTTACTGAAGCTGGTTTACTTATTCTTCTTGTTGACGTGAGTTATGCAGGTACTGGTGGTTACCAAGCACTTAGTGCTGAAACTGCTTCAAGTGGTATTACTTTCACCGTGACTTACAGAACATATTCAGACCTTGAGGAAGACTCAAGAATGGCTGAAGTAACATTCCAATTAGACCAAGTTACTGTTTCAGTTGAAACACGTAAAATGCGTGCTATGTGGACACCTGAATTGGCACAAG